CCGTATGAAGTCACGAGCAACAGCGCCCATTTGACTCCGATCGTTCTGATGCGCGAACATGTACCGTTGCTGCGCCTTGGATACGATTGGCATGGTCTACCTCCTGCCCTCGACTGCGATCGAGGGTCCGTTTGAGTCAAACAGGGAATGGAGCTAGGCGAAGCTGCTCCAGTCGCCGCCACCACCAGAATCGTTCCATGACGAACTCCACGGCGAGGCTGGATCGTATTGCGTGCTCCCGTAGGTGTCGCCTTTCTGCTGGAAGTTGGTAAAGCCAGGGTTTGGGTCGTATAGTGGTGGAGAGTACGGTGCCATTCCTCCTCCTCCAGACTGATCGACATAGCCTACACCTGGGGTGGTTCCTGGCTGATCCTGCACTAGTCCATATTGGGGTTGCGAACCTTTGCCTCCGCCTTTGCCCAACCCAGCTAGTGCTGACGCAACACCACTTAGGTTTGGTGACTGACCATAGGCTTTGGCAAGTTCGTTGTATGCTCCACCGACCGCAGCCGCTCCTGACTGATTGGCTGACTGAATTGCAGCAGCTTGTTGACCTTCAATTGCATTGAGTTCCTGTGGCACTGTCGAATACGGAGACGGCGCACTGGACGAACCACCTGCCATCATTTGTTGCAATGCCTGAAGCCGTGGCAAGTAGTAGTTCTGGCGTTGTGCAACATCTTGCGCAAACTGCGGAATTGACTTCTCGTAAGCACTCAGCAGGTTCGGACCAACACTCTGACCCTGAGCATCGTCCAGTGCCTTGATAGCTGTTGCATAGTCTGCACCACGGCCCTGGCGGAGCATCGTTCGTCCAATGGCTTGCCTATCTCCTCCGATGACATCCTGACTCGCCAACGACATCAGCGTATATAGCTGATTCTCGTCGGCTCCGCGGCTTGGTGCTTGATCGTACCGGAAGCCTGCAAGTGCCTTGTTGTAGTCAGGAACGGCTTGCAGACCGCGTTGGCGCTGTTCTTCGAGAATGAGCCTATTGCGAGTGGCGTCCTCGGTTAGCTTCTTCAGTTGCTCCTGTTCGCCTGCACCAACAATCGCCCTCTGTGTTGGTGTTAGATCAGTCTCCCAAGTGTTTGTAGCTGCATTGTAACGCTGCGTATTGCCATAGGCATCAGTACGTGTCGCTGCGGCAAAACGCTGGTTCTTCGCAGCCTGTTGCTTCTGAAACTGTAGTTGCGCAAGCTGAATTGTCTGCTCCTGAGCCTGCGCGCTAGCCTGTAGACCTGCACCGACCAGGCCGACCAGTGCTCCCATAATCTCTGCCATGTCACTGATCCTCTTCTTGGCCGTTGTTTATCGGATCGTATTGCTGGGCTGACACAGGAGGGGCTGACGGATTTGGAGCAGTTGGCGCATTGGGAGCAACTATCCCGCTAGGCCCCGTCCCAGCACCCTGAGACTGAAGCACAGGCGGTCCTGTCAAGGCTTCGTATGCGCCACTTCCCATCTTCCATAGTACATCAGGTATGAACCTTTGGATAAGTGACTGTTCCGGTGCAGCAGCAGGAGCACCTGCGGGAGGCTGGTTTGTCCCCACAGGAGGCGCATTGTTCGCAGCAGGAGGCGCACCGCGAGGAGGAGGCGGCATAGCAACAGGAGGAGGCGCAGCAACAGGCGGATTCAGTGCATTGGTCGTAGCTTCAAGGTTCAGTCCACCGACGAACTTCTGAACAGCGATACGCTCAGCCGCTCCCTCCGGTGAGAATTTAGGATGCGTGAATTGCGGAACAGGGCCAGATGCTGTCATCTTCAGTGGGATGAGATGATCCATCCCTGGTATTTGCAATGCCTGCCCTCCGTTCGATAGCGTTACTATACCACCCTTGTTAGGATCGACAGGTGCAGCAGGCTTAGCAGACCCACCGGACGGGACCATGGGATTCAAAACGGAAGGAGCACCCGCAGGCCCTGCCACAGGAGGAGCCAGAGGATCGCCTGGCATATGGAACGGTGTCGTATTGCCTGCGCCCGGATTGACTGTAGCCCAAGGCGTACCAGAAATCATCGCAGACGGCGGCGGTCTGTAACCCTGACCACCACCGTATTGGTTAGCAGCCATGCCAGGAGCCGCACCCTGCTGGCCCGACACTGGATATGGAGGAGCCAGCCCTTGCAGTTCGGCGTATTGATTAGCACGTACCTGCTTTGCCATTTGCTCTGCTTGTAGTCGCTCCCTAATGCCTTCTGCCGAATGTGCATTGAACTGATACGATGTACGCGCACCTGTACCTCTGCCGTACAGTCCAGCGTTGCCACCGTACGCGCCGCCGCCCTGCACTCCATATGCGGGCGCAGGGATCGATTGGTTGTTCGCGATGCTGGACATCTTTGCAACGCTGTACCCAGGAGGCGCTTGCGGAATGCTCAGATCGACGTACTTGTATCCAGGAGGGGCAGGCGGATACACCTGCTTGTCCCCTCCACCGCTGCCAAAGATATTGCCGAAGGGATCACCGCGACCCCCTCCACCGACTGATGGACCAGACATGGCGTCCTCCTGTTTGAGTCAAACGCTAACGGTAGACTCAGAACACGAGTTGCGAGTCTTTGTTCTGATTCGCCTGAGCATTTGGATCGACGACGCCAGCCTGTGCTGTAGGATCGAACGGCAGGTTCTGCGCGCCCTGGCCAGCACCGGCGATTGCAGCCAGCCCAGCGGTGTTGAACAGATTGCCGGAGCCGATCTTGCCTCGCAGTGTCGTGCCGAGGTTCGTAATGAAGTCGTTAAACTGCGTATCCGCACTGCTGCCATACGTGTTCGGGTCGAAGTTGTCGCCGAGCTTGAGCGTGGATGCCGCTGTACGTCCCTGATTCGCAATGTCGCGTAGGCTCTGCTGCTCGCCAGCAACTGTGGTGGTGCCGATTTCGTTCAGCTTCGCCAGCACGCCAGGGTTCTGACGGTCAAGTTCCGCTTCAGCCGCTGTCTGTCCCGATGGGGTGATGACACCACGCGAGAGCATGTTTTGAATGATTGCATCTGCGCTCTGGCGTTGTTCAGCATCGATACCTGTCGTGTATGGACTGATGGTCTGCATGTTGACGCGTGTTGTATCGAAGTTCCCAGGGAACAACTTGTCGAGTTGCGCATTTGCTTTGGCCTGGGCGCCAGAAGTCTCTGTGTTATAGATGCGCGCACCAACGTCCTGGAATGCTGCGCCAGGATTCGGATCGGTCGGCGAAATGCCAGCAAGGATACTGGAAATTTGCGAATCGATGTCGGTTGCGTATTGTCCAGGGTCAAGACCCTGCTGCTGGAAGTAGTCTCTGGCAGACGCAGTACCGCCCGCTGCTGAGCTAGTACGGAGAGCCAACAGATCGGCCTTGTCTTGTGCCGCCTTTGCAGTAGCTGCATCTTGTGCCTTCTGTGCAGCCGCTTCCTGCATTTGCTCGACCTGTACGCTATTGTCTGGAGGCATGCTGGGTGACGACATTTCATTTGCTCCTCTGCTTGTCCTCGCGAAGGCGGGGACGGTAGTGGTACAGTTTCCCTATTGACTCAAAACCGATGCTCTTGATCAGCCTATCCATTCCTTCATCGTTCCCTCCTCCGGTATACGTCGCTCCTATGATTGTCGCCTTGCGCGCGAGTGCCCAATTAAGGTACGCGCGCATGAGCTTCAAGGCATTAGGCAGCGTACGCCACTCCGGCAGTATGAAGAAAAACACATCGTTTGTTGCTCGATCCCACGAGAATGCCATCGTCACGCAGTAGGCACCGATGCCACCAACTATCTCCCCTACGTCGTTCACCAACAGAAACGTCACGAAGTAACCATCGTTATTGACGTTCTGCTCCAACAGGGTCGTGACACGACTGCGATCAACAACCACTCCAGCGTAGTTCTGAAGTTTTGGCACTTCGCGCACAGCAACCTCGACTATGTATGGAATGTCACCCATCCCATAGCGCCGTAAGGTAGTGCTCTTGTCTCGTGTTCTTGACGGCATCTCACTTACCTGTGTTTGGTCTGCTCAATAGCCCGGCGTATTTCGTCACAAGTCTCTGTTACCGTCACGTATTTGCCGTCTGAAGTGCTGACCATGCAACGAACCCCCTCGGTGAAATGTTTGTTGCTCTTGCTCGACGGCGCCGCACGCATGCTAGTGATCGATGGTGCATTGATGTCAATCTCCTCTCCCGCCAAGCCATGCAGGACAATGATCACCGTTGAACCGGCGAGAATAGTCATGTCCGCAGCCCTGTTTCCCGCCTTCGCGAGAATGAAGTTTGACTCAAACAGATTCTAGCACTTCGATACGCGCCTTCAATTCCTTCACCGCATTCACCAGTGCGAAAATCAGCGGCGTAGTGTCGAGTACACGCATATCATCGACCGGCACACCGTCAATGTAGGCACTGGTCAGCGTGACCATTTCCGGGAGCGCGGTCTCGACTTCTTGCGCAATCAAACCAGCAAATTTTCGTTCATCAGCCGCCGATTGAGCATGACTGCTGTTTGGATAAGGTACTGTCTTCGTGGCATCCGGTGCGTCCTGCGTGTCATTGCCTTTGTATGTGTAGATAACAGGTTGCAATTTGGCAATATCGTCGAGGCCACGCTTGTACTCGCCTTGCACGTTTTTGATGCGAATGTCGGAACTGTCAGCCCATGCGCCGCCACCTGGCTTGTAGCCGTTGAAGTTCGCTGTGATGTTGCCGCCCGTGACGTTGTTGGCTGAGAGATTGTATGCGACTGTTACCAGCGCAGTTGCTCGATTGATGCTCAACGGCGAATCGATAAGTGCCCCGGCATCGCTGGCGCGATAAAGCACAAAGTTGCTGCCAGCATTAGCGCCGGTTTCGGCAGTGGTGTCGCCCAATCGCATCAGCCATCTTACGCTGGCGCCGGTTTGCCCGTACAGATCGGCACCGAACCCTGCCGGTCGTGTCAATGTAAGTACACTGTTGTTGCCTGCGATGTTGATCGACAGCGCCCCGGTCATGGTATCGCCGGCCTTGGCCACCCGCGACGTGTCACTTGGATGAATATGCGCTCCGTCTGCCCATTTTCCACTCGCTCCAATCGTTGCAACACCGTCCATTACTGGCGCAACAGTTGCAACCACAGGCATCGCCGCAGTTACTTGCGCCGCTGTCTGATAACCAAGTGGATTACTTGCAGCATACCTTGACGTATCGGTCGGATGGACATGATCCTCACGCGTATAGGATGGCGACACTCCTACAACGCCTGGCGTCGCATCCATCAACGGCATAGCGCCGCTAGGTGGAGGTATACTCCCGCCGCCGGTCACGTTTACTATAGCATTTTGCACAAATGCAGTCGTGGCTAGCTTTGTTGTGGCATCTATCATCGACGCTACTGTAGGTGCTGTCGGTACACCAGTAAACGCAGGACTATTCAGTGGCGCTCGCGATGTATCAGTTGGATGTACATGGTCGCCACGCGAGAGCTTTTGCAACACGCCCGCCGTAGCAATACCGTCCATTGCAGGAGATGCATTAGAACCAACAACAACTTCGTCAATAGCAGTTTGCACATTGGTAGCCACCAGATGGCTTACTGCATTGCTGTAGCCAATGCCAGAGGCCGTCTGAGGCGATAAGCTGTTGTATGTGAATCCCCAATAGGCAGCATCGTCATTGATCGTACCAGCAGCATTGCTGACATGCTTGGTCGCACATACTGCCTGAATGTTCCGACCTGCCGTTGTGTCGTACACCATATCACCAGGGTTGTACGCAGTATTGTTCAGCCACTGCCCTCGCACTTTGAACGAGAGCATGATTGCATTCCAGTATGTCGGATGAGCCGCTCGATCCTGCGCAAACGTCGTCGGCGATGCAGCACTCGTATGCGAAGTTACGCACACCCATGTCGAGCTATCGACTGAATCAATTACCTGAAGGCCCAGATTGTACTGGTACGAGTTCTGCCATATCGACGTGCCATTGCTCGCCGCCTGACCGTACATCAAGGAATCGATAGCATCGAACGAGTCCCAGATGCCCTGAATCCAAGGCTCAGACATGAAGTCGGTCTTTGGGAACCGATAGTTCTTGGTGTATGTAAGTGTCATGGACCTACCTCACGAATGGCTGTTTGAGTCAAACGTTCTCCTCGACCACGATCGGGGAGCTAACGTTTATACCTACCACGAGAGTACAGGAACGATGCGCTGAGGACTTGGAGAGGCTTCGTGGTTGTTCCGACGACTCTCAATTTCAGCAACTTGAACTTGACCGGAGAGCCCCACAGTCTAGGATCGTCTCCACGCCTGCCACCACCCATCGGCCCATCATTGTAACCTGCGCCAAGCGTTCCGCCTCCAATGAATTTCATCGACAGCGCAGGACCAAACCGCACAATGCCAGTATCGTCCTTATACAACCCATCCACATACGCCTCTACTGTGTACTCGGCCGAACCCACTGTTCCGATACTAATGAACCGCAAGTGTTTAGACTTCATCGGGTCTTTGCCCGAGAGCCACGGTAACTCCATTTCGAACTGGATCGGAATGCCATTGTATACCGCCCAATAACCAGGGAATGCAGCAACGTCAGCCGCCATCGTAGTTGTGCCGCTTGTATGTGCCTGCATGCATGTGTACGATATGTTATTGACAGTATCTCGAATGATCTTATTGACCACATACGCTGTGCTGGGTGCCCAATTAGCATCTCTGTCATTCATGCGATCCGCGTTCCAGTTCTCTCCCAGGAACACAGGATTGCCATGCTGGAATATTCGCATACCAGCACCGTAAAACACACGTCCAAGGAACGTAGTGCATGCACACGTCCACAGCGTCGGAAAGTCGTACTCGGACCACGAACTATAGTGTAGGTTCTCGCTCCCGGTATGCACAAAAGCACGTCCAGACGGATTGAACAAAATCGTATCATGCCACAGCGGATCATGGATCAGGAAGCAGTTGTTCTGCTGCTGCGCATCCGTCAGATTACCTGTTACGTTTCGGTAAAATGGCTCAATACGGTCACTGACATGATCGCTGGTAACGTTGCCACTGAACAGATTACGTTTCGCATCACTGAACCCATCGAGGCCAGTAAAGATCATGTCGTGTTCAACTTGAGTCACACAGCGATGACCCAAAAGACCGAATTTCGGTAGCGTATCAGGAAACTGTGGCTTGTGAGTACCTCCCGAATCGTAGTTCCCAAGCAGAACGAGCAGCGTTTGACCCTGAAAGAATATGAGCAGATAGCTACGAAAACCAGCAAGACCGCGAATGGCAGCGGCACCTTGCGGCGAGTACGCTCCCACGTCAATAGAAATCGAGTCGTTCGGCACCGGATCGCCAGGAAACACACCAGAAGTGCCCACTGCCGATATGTAGATGGTCGTTGGCTGGTTCACAATCCCAGCAACGCAATGGTAATTCTGCGCAACGCATCCGTATTTGCCTATTGGCGTGTTCACGTTACTGCCAGTGGCCAAGTCCTGCAAGTACGTGACGTGAAACACTTTGTCGATGCTGATTGGCTTATCAACTCCATTATGGATGATAAGCTGGTCCTTGAATGGCACGAAGCTAACCGCGACAAAGGCAGCACCCCAGCCACCTGGAGCCCCAGGCAATGTAGCCGCTATCGTCGAACTCCAGATCGCATTGGCGACACCATTAGGCTGCACCGAAGCTATCTGGCCAGTCGTCGTCACAACGATCAGACGACCATTGAAATACGTCATGTCCATGATTGTGCCGGTCACGATGCCGGTCAAATCAGTGAACCAGTTACTACCAAAACGTACTTGCTGACCACCAGACGGAGTGCGCCGATAGTTCTTCAACGTTACGGCATACTTAGGCTCCATACTGAAGTCGTCATCGACAGCATTCAGCCCTCCGCCAAAGTTCCTGAGCGATAGGTCCAGGAGCTTTGACGCTGGCGTCTTGTGCTGAAACGTCTTTGGGAACAGTGCGGACATGGTGCATGCACTCATGAAAATGGGTGTTTGACTCACCCAACGTTGCCGATTACCCATTCGTTCGGTATGCCGGAACGACCACCGGAGCCGAACGTAATCTCGAACGACGACAGTTGCTGTTGAATGTCCTTGTATCGCATCTCCATCATGTTCTTCGTCATATCGGCAGCCGCAGCATTCAGATCGTCTGTAGCTAGCGTAGCCCAAGCCGTACCATAGACCAACATGTCACGATCCAGATACATTGTGTCCTGCCAGTCCCAAGCATCACGAAGAATTGGGTAGAACTTGGCGAACACATTGATCTTGCCAGTAGAAGTCCTTGGCAGTATGTAGATACGCTTCAGGGCATAGTCTGGGTCAAGCACATTGAGACTGTTCCAATACACCGGACCTGATCCTGACAGCATGTCCCCCTGAAACGGGCTTATAGACCGCGGCGCAATGCTCAGATTCGCGTGGGCACCATCCCGACGTACCGCAATGATGTCCTCGAAGTCTAGTACAGACTCTAGCTCGTTGGTCGTAGGTATGCCCTTCACACCGTCGAGCGTCAACTGGACCCAATTACAGTAGTGACGCCAGTTGTATTTCTTGTAGAGCATATTGAACGCCCGGATGGCATCCGCGAACATGCGATCATCCGAGTACATTTGCACACCAGGACCGGAAACCTCACCAACGAGTTCCTGAGCGTCATCAACAATATTTCGAATCGTTGCAGGCATTGCTCATCTCCGAGGGGGTGGATCGCGATGACCCACCCCTGTTTGAGTCACACACTAACCGCCGAAGTGCTGAATGCCCAACAAGCCACCATTGCCTGCTGCATTCACGCTCCCGTCACCGAACAGTTCGATTTCGATCTTGGTCGTTCCGTTCAGTGCAGCCGCAGCCTGGTACGTGCCGCGAGGGTCGCCGGTGACGTTCGTTGCTGGATCGGTCAGGTCCGCCAGCACCTGGTTCGTGCCAGTGATGGCAGCCGCCAGGATCGTCGCACCCGCTTCACGAGCAAAGGCAATGATGCCCTTGTACGGGAAGCCAAGTTTCACGTCAGTACCGATCGAGACCGTGATCGCGTTCGTCGCCGGAGTGATATTCTTCGCCGACAGAACACGGTAGAACGCTTTTTTGCCAACAAGTCCAGCCGACGCAGCCGCCGAACCAGTAAACCGTTCAACCATCGGCTGACCGAGATAGTCCTGGCCGTAGACATCCATAACGTTTGCATTGCCAGGAACGCCCGACGGTGTAACGACGATATTGCGTC